GGAATGGAGGTGCAAGCTAAAAGATATAAACCCCAAGCCATTATTACTATACACACAGATACCCAGGATCTTATTCTCAGAATCTCCAGTAATCCACAATCTGCTATGGATAATGATGTTTTAAGTATACACACTGAGAGGGATATGGGGGCAGATAGCCCTATTTTTTCTATAGTCCTATCTGGAAGAAAACCTTGGCATCTGTGGGTAACCTCCAATGACCTCATTACTATTGAGATGTGGAGGCCCCCAGAGGCTAGAAAACTAGTATTTATGGGTTTGGTGGATGATGTGCGTAAGAAAGTGGTGGTGCAAGATGATAAGCCACAGCGCACAATTACTATAACAGGAAGGGGAGTTAGCAAGGCATTTGTACAATTCCAATTGGGGCAAATGCCAGAAGTGGAGGATCTCAGCTACTTAGGAGCATTATCCCTTTCCTTAGGATCTACATTATCCGGATTATCCCCTAGTGAATTAATAGATCTTGTTTGGGAGAAGATAGCTAAACCCAATGCCAACTATCAATTCTCTAGTGGGGGTTTGTTTGATAAAATAAATAAGGATACCTCCAGCATAGATGGGGTAAAGATGATGAATGGACTTTCGCTCTTAAACTGGCAGAAAAGTATGTGGGCATTTCTTGTAGAAGTGTCAGATTCTCCCTTCCATGAGTTATTCTGGGAAATTGGACAAGACAATAAACCTACTCTCTACCTAAGACCAACCCCATTTAGTGAAGGTAGGTGGAAGTCCCTAGAGCAAATAACTGACTCTGATGACAACGTAGTAATAGACGAAATTGGTAGGAGTGATGTTGAGACTTATACTGTCTATTCAGTTGGTATGAAGATAGGGGGGACTTCCTCTAACCCCTTTAACACTTTTGGCTTAATGCCAATATGGCATGAACCTTACTCAAAGAAATATGGCACTAGGAGATTACACATCGAAAGTTTATATGCTGCATATCAAACTAGGGAGGATAGGGACGGAGTTACCACCATAGTAAAGAAATTTCAAGAGGACTTATATAACTGGAACATAAAGAATAATTCCATGTTCAATGGTACAGTTTTGGTAAAAGGCAGCAACAAGTACAGAGTAGGAATGAGATGGGTGTATCAATCAACGGAGAATGGCACAACTATTGAGTTCTATATTAAGTCTGTATCTCATGATTTCATCAATTTTGGGTCATGGTTAACAGTTTTAGGAGTGACTAGAGGGTGCATTTCTAAAGATAGGTTTACCCCACCGTATGGAGAAGGAAAGCCATTTACTGGAGTACCTTGGATGGCTACATTAGAGAATCCCATAGTAGTAGATGCAGTCACTGGTGATCTAATACCTACTGCAACTGGAGGGGCAAACTCTGTTGTAGCTTTTGCAGAGTCATTTATTGGCATAGCTCATTATATTTACGGGGCAGATAACGCGGACACAAAAACCTGGGACTGCTCGTCATTTATGCAGTATGTGTTTAAACAGGCAGCTAATATATCTATTGGGAGAACTACTTACCAACAGGCCCGATATGGCGTGCCAGTAAGTAGGAGAGATCTTAAACCGGGCAATCTAATATTTGCGGGTGACCCCACTACCCCTTATCAACATGTTGGCATGTATGTAGGTAATGGCATGGTGTTAGACAACAGTGGAGGTAGAGGAGGAGTTGGACTAAGCGATTTAGACACAGGGTGGTTTGGTTCAAGATTTACAGAGGCTAGGGATATGGCCCTGTATACTAAAGGGCAGAGCAGATATCTGATGATAGCCACTGGGTATACTCTAGCTGAGGGGTCAGGCACAGGGTTGACTGCTAATGGGTCTGTTCCTATGGAAGGAAGAACCATAGCGGTAGACAAAAGTATAATACCTTTAGGTACCACCGTTAGAGTCGAATGTACAGAGTACCCTAGCGTTAATGGTGATTATGTAGCAGAAGATACCGGTGGTGATATAAAAGGGGCTAGAGTTGACATATATTTTGGGGCATCCTCCACTAGTGCAGAAAATATCGAGAGAGCTTTAGACTTTGGCAGAAGGCCTGTTTCAGTAACAGTCTTGTAAGGAGGGCATAATGGTAGAAAATCCTAGAATAGCAACCCAACCTCACCTTGGCAGACCTGAGGATCTGTATAAACCCAGCAGCAAAATGCAGGGATACATGGCTGTAGCTAAGGTCTTAGTTGTCCATCATAAACTGCAAACTGCAGACGTTCAAATAATAAACACAAGTGACATATTTAGTTGCCCTGCTTCGTCAGAGGGCAAACACTCACCAAAGATATCTACTCCAAACAGCGGGTTTGATCCCATATTTATGACCTCTTGGGGTACTATAGAACCTATGACAGAAGGACAGTTAGTTCTACTGGCTTTCCTTGATAGTACAGGCACTAAGCCTGTCATCATAGGTACTCTCCATGACACAGAGGAGACTTTCAAGAATACCCTCACTTCCATTTATCCTCTGAATGAGCATGATGCCAATGATATGGCAGAAGCTTTGAAATACCTGAAAGTGTTCCCTTGCCAGTCTTACCATAAAGTTGATGGACATGGCGGAATAGAGCACTCTCACTCTTCCAAAACATTTCTAAAAATGGATTCAGATGTATATAACACTATAAGTGACACTCATGGGGGATATGATCACAAAAACTTATCTGAGCTAGATCAAGTAATAAAAAGAGTTAGGGAGGGAAGAACTGAAGCCAGTATGTTTCCTTTAAACATATTATTTTGCCACCGCTCTAATTTTGAGGACTCCTTTACCACTTGGACTAAATTTTTTCTTGATAAATTTGGAATGGCTAGACTAACAAGAGATAACAATGACGGCACATTATCCTATTATGAAGTAGCACCTGGGGGGAGTTTAAAGTCACGAAGACAGATAGATTCCGACATTCATGGATTGGGAGAGAATTACTCAGAGAGCATCATTAACTCAGATGGCTCTATAAGTGTAGTCAGAAATATTCAGGGGGAGCTCAGTGAATACAACATATCCGTGTCTGGAGAGCTGTCTATGGTGCACCCTACGGGTAGCTTTATAAAGCTGGATAACAACGGGGATATTTTAATAAAGTCTGCTAGATATGTCAAAATAAATGAGGGGATGTGAGTGGAGTGGCAGGGATAGCTTGTGTAGGAGACTCCATATTAGGATTAACCTCAGGGGAACACTCAGGACACTTTCCCCCACATTCTGCGAGCACTTTAATTGGAGAGATAGTGTCCGGCTCCACTAATGTATTTGCAAATGGAAAGCCTGTAGCAAGATTATCAGATTCAACAGTAGAATCTGATAGTTGTGACTCAGGTAATACGGGGGTACTTTCTTTAGGTAGTAGTACAGTCTTTATAAATGGCAGACCTGCTGCCAGAGTTGGGGATGAAATTTCCCCTCATAATGGTGTAGCCCACATTTCTAGTGGTAGTACAAGCGTGTTGGTTGGGGGGTAACATGATGGCGGATGTAACTAAATTCGGCACTAATAATATGCAAAGTGATGGTGCGCATAATCTAAAACGTATAGAATTTGAATTTATAGGAGAAACTTATAAGTTTGCATTAAACCCTGAAGAATACGCACAGATTGAACCTGCTAGAGTCACTGTAACACAAACTAAGGGCGGGGCGTGGGTGGATGATTTTGGCTCAGGTTTACCTTCCATAACTATGAAGGGGACAACTGGATTTAAGGGTAATAGCACCAATGCACAGACGGGGTTTGCTAAATTTAAGCAACTAAGGGATCTAATACGAAAATATTATGATAAATCACTTCCAGGCATTGAAATCACTCCAGATAAGGAGCTAATATTTCACAATTATACTGATGGGGAACACTGGGTAGTGGTACCTCAAGTGTTCCAACTCCTCAGATCAGCATCTAGGCCTCTTTTATATAGGTACGATATACAAATGATCTGTGCTCGGCCTGCATTTATACCTTCTACCCAGAGCATAGATAATTGGCAATTTCTTGATACGCTTGAATATATTCATTATGATTAGGGGGAGGGTACAATGAGTAATTCCTTGGAGTATTTTAAGGAGAAATTAAATACCGCTGTCCTGGATCAAGTACTATCCCCATGTTATAACCTTAGCGTAATATTAGGTGATACTGGTGGGTTTATAACTAAGGGAATGTCGGAGTCTGTATTACTGGATTATGAATTGCTACCTTCCGGCACTCTCATAACTACAAGATTAGACTTGTCTGGATACTCCTTAGATTTTATTAACAGTGTTTCTGTAAAGGCCTCAGATACTTATGCTAAGCTTAAAGCAAAAGATCCCTCTTTGGTGTATTCTATTTTAGGTGACACGCTTACTTTGAAAACTGCCAGTCCTCTGATCAATTACTCTCGTACTTTATCTGATATAAATAGATACAGATGTAATGCAATATATGTTGAAGTGTTAGGGGTGTATCTAGAATTAATGATGTGCTCTCTTTCCTCTGTTTTTAGAGGCATCCTAAAAAGCGATATGGATAGGATGGATAATAATATAAGAGTAGTTACTAGGGATTTAGAATTATATGGGATGCAGGAAATTGAGTTAGTGCATATCCTAAGAGACTTACAAAGAACTTTATCCTTTATACGAAGAATAGATTTCTTATTTACCCTAAGGTATAGCACCAGAATCAACAATTTTACTATGGGGGTGTAAGAAGTGTCTACAATCATCAGTCACGTTATACTGCAGGGGGAAACTGTGCGGTCACTGGCACAAAAGTTCTTTCAAGATGCTAACCGTTGGTCAGACATTGTTGTATTCAATGAGTTAGATTACCCATTCATATCAGACTCTTTAATAAATATTTCTTCTAGTTCTAATGTTAAAGTCATTGGAGATGTTATATTTATACCTCTGGATTCTGATACTGCAGGTATTCAAGAGTATGAAAGTGGACAAGACTTAGATTCATTAGTGTTGGGTACGGATTTGGAATTAGCTATTAACAGTGAACTGCCAATCAATACTCATGACGGAGAATTACTAGTGGACATGGGATCAGGAGACTATAGATTACTCTCTGGGTTTAAATGTTTGAGTCAAGACTTGATACACCGGCTTAAAACAGAGTATGGAACCTTGACATACCATCCCGAATATGGTAGCAATTTTCACACCATACTAGGTAGCAAAATGTCCCCTGGTTGGAAAGATAAAGCAGAAATAGAGATAATTAAGACTTTTAGATCAGATTCTAGGGTCTTAGATGTAACAGATGTTGTTGTTACTTCTGTTGATAGCAGGATTCTTATTAAATGCAACATAATAACCTCAAGGGGCCAGCATCTTATATCATCTCTAATATAATATGGGGGGTTACATTAATGGGGTTAATTATAAAAACATTTAGTGGCATACTAAATTCTATGGTAAATTGGATGAAATCAAACAATTCTCAGATAACCAACTTTTCAGTTGGATCAGTGTCTCGTACTCTACTGGAATCTGTTGCTGTTGAAATGGAATCAGCCTATTATCAAATGTACAAAGGATTCAATTCATCTATAGAGAGCTCAATATACAACAGTTTCGATTTTTTCAAGTATCCCGCTACATCTGGTACTGGCCTCGTAACCCTGCACTTCAAGACTCCCCTCACTCAACCCATAACTCTACAAAAAGGCTTCCAATTTTACACTATCCCCATAAGTAATAATACCTTATATTTTGAAGTTATTGATGATGTAACCTTTACAGTGGGGGCAAGTATAGTGCAAGTACTTGTTCAATGTACTAAGACAGGGGTAGTTGGTAATATACCAGAAGGGACTCTACAAAATAGTGTTATAAAATTAACTGAGGTATTTCTGATAACAAATGAAGAATCGTTCTATGATGGAAGAGTGGGGGAAACAGTGGAGGAGCTAAGAAAGAGGTTTTCTAAGTTCATTTCCACCCTATCAAAAGGCACTGCTAACTCTGTACAGTACGGGTGTTTTTTGGTTAATGGGGTTACAGGTGCTATCGTGGATGAAAAGATAGGATACACTAATGTATATGTGCATGATGTGAATGGGGATTTACCTCAAGCATTACATGATGCTGTAGTAGAAAGCATACTGGAATATAGGCCTGCTGGTATACCTGTTAATATACTCCCAGTAGTTAAGAGATCAGTTCACTTGTCTGTACTGGTCTACTTAAATGAAGATTTCGACAAGGCAGCATATCAACCTGCACTATTAAGTTCTCTGCAATCCTTCCTTAATGGATTCACTGTGTCTAAGGAATTAGTGGAATCTGAGCTGATTAAGTATATGATGAATATTGATCAAAATGCCATATATGACATAAACATATCTCCTTCAGGCAATGTGTTAGTGGACAAAAATGAATTGATTAGGGCAGGAAATATCACACTCACTATAGTTTAGGAGGATGAGTATGGGAAAGATATTGGATAGCTTAATATCTGTGTTTAATAGAAGCCCCAGTGGAGAGCTAAAGTATATAACAGATGCTGTGGATTCCTCCCTGTCCACCCTGCAGGAGGACATATCCTTACTAAACTTAGAATACGTTATATCCACTTCTACTGGTGATTGGCTTAATGAGTGGGGTAAATGGTTTGAGGTAACCAGGCTAACAAATGAAAGTGATGTCTCCTATAGAGGAAGGATAAAATCTGCAGCCACTAAACCTAAGGTTAGTATACCTGCACTTATCTCTACTGTGCAATCATACTTAAACGACCCAGCCGCTAAAATTAGTATCTATGAACCCCATGTTGATGTGGCAGTGTTTAGTAAATCTGTGTATAGCGGCACTCATAAATTTCAGACTGGGGATTATTATAGGTCTGGTGTAATAGACGTTGTTAGTCCCATCATGACTTCAGAGTTAAAGCAAATTTTAAATAAATCTAAAGCATCCGGTGTTAAGTTAAGTTATACAATTTTGAATGAGATGATTCAAGATGGGAGTGTATTGGATTCTTCATTCCCCTTGTTAGATTCAATGGCAATAGAATACGAAATTAGAGAGATAAAGCTAGTAGAAATGTCTACTGCAATTCTCTCAGCTCACTATTCAGGTATATTTGGCAGCTACCCAAGGGCAGGTAAGAAGAATCCCCCTATAGAGAATATGTCTCAATTTGACCTCCTTCCTGATTGGGAATACCGACAAATACTCTGTGATTCATATATACTTTTGATGTCCATCTTAGATTATATTATTGATGAGATAGACATCATACAAGACATCCCAATATCCCCTATTGAGATTTCAATTATCTAATAAAATTATTTTTAGGTAAGCCTAGACAAGGAGGGGTATAGATGTCAATTATAACAAAGGGGGCTCACATAAATAGAGCTCTGCATTTTTATAACGAGCCTAGCATCTATTATTGTATTGGTAAGAGTACTCCCTGGCCTGACGAAGAGAATCCACCAGCTCCTGATCCCAATGTCAGTCAGGTGGATGAGATTATTGGGTTCAAAAAAGTTGAAATGAAACACTTGGTAGTACCTGATGAGGTGAACGGCACAATAAGATACCGAGAGTTAATGTGGAGAATCGTAGTCCCTGGGGCTGTATTTACTGAAGGGTGTAGATGGGTCTTTATCTCAACTGAGATATCAGATTCTGATTTACCCTTAGGGAGTTACAGACAGGTTGGGGTATATTCTGGGTTACAAGTAGATGCGTCTGTGCTACCTGGAAAATACAACTTGTTACCTGAGGAAGTAGTGTCTCCAGGAGTACTGGAGATCATAGATTATAAAGGGGAACCTGTAAATAGGCAGATAGATCAAACAGAAAAGCTAGCTTTAATTATGGAATTTTAAGAAGGGTGGGATAAAATCATGTCCACACTAGATATCACCCATTCCCCATATTATGATGACTTTGATCCTGCAAAGAAGTATACACAAATTTTAGCACTCCCTGGTAGGTCAGAACAGGCAAGGGAATTCACTCAATTGCAAACTAACATACTTGACATGATAAAGAAATTATCTGCAGCTTTATTCAAAGAAGGAAGTGTTATTGAAGGATGTTCATTTTGGTTTGTTGATAACACTTTAAATATCTCCCCTGGAAAAGTGTACCTCGATGGCATTATACACCAATTTGATGGGGGCGCTATTGACCTGACCATGATAGGCACTGAACTTATTGGTATAAAATTAGAGCAAACTATCATCACAGAGCTGGAAGATCCTACCTTGAGAGAGCCCGCTTTAGGGTTTGAAACCTACGGTCAGCCTGGGTCTCATAGGATAAAGTCTGATACCGCGCTTACTCTGAATGACCCTACTTCCCCTGTTATCTACAAATTTATAGATGGTTTGTTGTTTTCTGTAGAAGAGAAGCCACAACTAGAGATGATCAACTCCGTTTTAGCTCGTAGAACCTTTGACGAAGCAGGAAATTATCGAGTACATGGGTTATCAATGTGGGCAAAGGATAACGACGAAGATAGTATTATGCTTACCGTGGAGGCTGGTAAATCCTATATTCAAGGATTTGAAGTGAATAAACCATCCCCCACTAGACTGGTTATTCCTAAATCTAAGGTGGCTAGAGCAGTCACAGGTGAGCCTCATGTGTATCAAGAAGGGGTCGACACATATAAGCTGAATAATAAAAATGTGTCAGGAGTCACTAGAATAACTGCCACTGTCCAGGTGACTGACACAATTACTAGGGGCAGTTCCTCCAATGGCAGTGATACGCTCCCACACACTCCTGTTGTCTCTATAATTAGTAGCAATCAAGGTGCTACTATATACTCCTCAGAAACTGACTACCAGCAAACCGGTAATAATATAGACTGGTCTCTTGGTGGAATAGAGCCTAGTATTGGGTCTTCATATACTGTTGTATACCAATACAACAAAATTATGATTTTAGATGTTGACTTTTTGCTCACTTCATCCGGATCAGACAGCTATATTGATTTCTCCCCTCTTGGAGACACCCCAGTGGTAGGAACTTCTTTCATTACTGATTATACTTTCTATTTAGGTAGGGGTGATCGGATTTACCTTGATAGTGAAGGATTTATTGACGTGCTCACTGGTCAGAGTGATTTACCAGATTTTGTTACTCCTCCATTAGACTCTGATCCCATTAGGCTGTCTCTAGGCACTGTAACTCTATCCCCTAATAGCGCGGAGGTTACAGTTAATAGTTCTGCTATCACCCGTACATCTATGGGGGATCTTCACAACATAATGCTTCGCCTAGATAATCTAGAGTACAATCAAGCAATAGCTGACCTAGATACTGAGGCTATGAGCGGTCAGGCGGTTACCTCCTTAAAGGGTATATTTACAGATGGTTTCCTAGGATTTAGTAAATGTGACTTAAACCATCCCTTATTTAGTGCAGCTATTGATATCTCTCAATTTACCCTTACACTAGGTGCATTACAAACTGCATTTGTACCTACATCAGATGCTCCAAACACTACTGCCCACAATTTCTTATCAGGCAAGTTCTTTACATTGCCTTATGCAGAAGAACCTGTTACCTCTCAAACTCAGGCCACCACATTCATAAATGTTAATCCTTATCAGGTATTCACTGGTAGACCTAACATTAATATATCCCCCGAACTGGATAACTGGATTGACAATGAAAATATTTCTTTAAATAACCAGACTACCACTATACAAGATGTGTGGGGTTGGTGGGGCACTTCTAGCACCATACAGTACATTGGTACCACAAAACAGGTTCAAGAATCTATAATACCTTATGCAAGACCTGCAGAAATAGTAGTATCAGGGTCAGATTTTCCCTCACTGTCAGATCTTATAACTGGGTACATGGATGGGGTAAAGGTGAATCTTTCACCTCTCAGCACAACTTCTGCGGGTACTGAAGCAGGCACAGTAAAATCTGATGTGAACGGAAGAGTTAACTGTCACTTTACTATTCCTACAGGAGTGAGAACAGGTGCTAGGGAAATTACACTATCTAACCCTGTAACCTCAGCATCTACAGTGTTTACCTCAAACGGTATGAAAGTTACAACCACAGAAACTGTACTCACTAATAAGATAATCTATCAAGTGCATTATCCAGTAGATCCCATTGCTCAGAGTTTCCAACTTATTACAGATAGATTTATCACTAGCATGCAGTTGTTTTTTAGCTCTAAAGATCCTTCTATAGGTGTCACAGTACAAATTAGGGGCATGAATAATGGTTATCCTTCTATTGATGTCCTGGGAGAGGTCACTTTAAGCTCTGACCAGGTCTCTGTTTCCACTGATGCCTCAATACCCACTAATATAGTGTTTCCTCAACCTACCTTTTGTGCTAAAGACACTCAGTATTGCATGACTGTCATGACTAGCAGTTCCCTATACAATGTGCATATTGCAAAATTAGGCCAAAAAGTATACAACTCCAGCAATTTTATAACAGGACAACCTTATAATGCGGGGGTTCTCTTTACCTCTTCTAATGCATTGACATGGTCTGCAGTTCAAGACAGTGACCTAAAATTTGTGTTAAATGGCGCTATTTTTGAACCCAATGCAGTAGTACAATTTAACAGCATTGCTGATCTAGGGGCAGATAACTTATTGGTGCTGGCGGATTTTGATACCCCTAAGGGCACCTCATGTGTGTGGGAATATAAGCAAAATGACTCTATTTCTTGGTTGCCTCTGGATATAAGATCTGCCAGAGCTCTTAATGAAGTAGCTAATTCTATAACCTTGAGAGCTACCCTAGACACTGTCAATTCCAATGTGTCTCCAGTAATCTCCGGTCAGTCTCTTGTTTTGGTTAGTGTTCAGACTTTAACTGGGGGGTCGTATATTAGCAAATTAGTTGACTTATCTCAACCCTACACTATTGTAAACCAAATACTCGAAGCTTATGTGCCTTCAGGTACAACAGTAACTCCTCAGTTATCTTATGACAATGGGGTGTCCTGGGTTACACCTGCGATATCCTTAACTGAGACTGTGGATGGGGTGTATGCTCGGTATTCCTATGAATACACTTTACCTGGGGGAGTAGTCACTTCCCAGTTCAGAGTTAGGGTTGATCTAACCACGAGTAATCCCCTGTACCGGCCCCTAGTTCGTAAGCTACTAAATATTTTAAAATAGTGGGGATAACAATCCCCCTATTTTAAGGAGGATTATATTGTGTCTAACATTCGTAAATGTTCCAGTAGTGGTGCTCTTATTTTTGATCAAACCCCAGAAGAGATATTTATGTCTAATGTAATGCAAGAATTGCAGCATCTAAAGAATAAAGTTCAAGCATTGGAAGAAAATTTGCCCAAACAAGTGTTGGATAAGGAGGTGACAGATAAATGACGTATACTCCTAACAAGATAACAGGGTTAGATAGAGTTAGGGATATGATGGATAAGACAAATGCTATCATGGACGCCTTATCAGAATTACAGCTCATACCTGGGGCTGGAGTAGTAGTAGATGAAAATCACATATTTAGTGTAGCCCAATCTACAGATGCTCAAACACTTGGGGGGTTAGAACCCACAAGGTTTGTCCAAGTGGTATTAAGTGAAACAGCACCCATTATAGGCCTATATGAGGGTTTAGAGTGGCTCAAACCTAGCACAGGTGAAATAAAAGCTTATGTTGGGGGAGAATTTAAGTCTGTAGGTGGTGGAGTACTAACAATGTACCACAACCATGTCATTCTTAATTCCAACAGCTCAACAGTTACTATTGGCATACCCTCATACATGAGAGATAGGGATTCCATTATTGTTGCTAAAAATGGTCAACCTATGTACAATGGAATTGATTTTAGTGTTAGTGCAGACAGTTTAAATCTTGAGATTATTATTCACAGTAAAAACCCAGGCTGGTATGCAAATGATGATTTCTATATCTGGGTCTTAGGAACTGCAGATGTTTCATCTGATATACTTGCAACAACAGTCCTAATTAGTTCCTATACTGCTCTCACCAGTGGAATAACTAACGTGCCCATAAACAATGTAAATTATAATCCTACTAATGACATCCTTCAAGTCAGCATGAGTGGTATTACTCTGGATGAGGTAGACCATTACACTAAGAATCTTAATGGCATCAGTATTGATTTGGTAGATTGGTCTTTAAATAGTGGGGATAAAATTGTGTTCAGGGTACAGAAAAAAGTGCGCACAGATATTACGACTTTGGATGGGGCCACGATATCTGGTAATTCCATAAATAACGGTGCATTAGGTACTGATATAAAAATTGGCAGTTTGTCTCTACTCCCCACAGTCAATAAGACAGATGTTGTGAGCGCTATTACTGAAGTTGCGGGTAGTGTAGACACTAAAATTTCTGCTTTAGTGAATTCATCCCCTGCTACCTTAGATACTTTAAAAGAATTGGCTGATGCTCTTGGAGATGACCCTAACTATGCCACTACAACCGCTGAGCTAATAGGGTCTAAGACAAGTCAAGTTGATTTTGATTCGCAT